ATTTAACAAATATATTTCCTGTATTTGATAATTTACCTTTAAGTAGTTTATTAATCTTATTAGCCATATCAGTATCTTCTTTACTTGTAGTACTTTGTGCTGTACCATTTTTCTTTTCATCTTTATTATTACTATTTCCACTACTATATGAAGATGAAGAATAAGAAGCAAATTCGTCTCCATCAACAAGAGTTAAATCCATAAAATGACTGTTATTTTCAAATGTATGTTTTACTTTCTCAACTAACATATAATTTTGTAACTCAATATCTCCTAAATCTAAAAAAACAGGTATTAAACAACCTGCTCTCACTCTAATATCACCAAGTACATTTTTTAAACTTAATGACTTAGTTTTCTTATTATATAGTTTTAAAAGTATATCACATTTTTGTTTTATCTCTGCTTCACTCATATTTTTATCAACTGTCTCAAACATTTGAAGTATTCCCCAACTTCTTATATGCGTTGAGTCTTGAGCAATATACACATCTCTTTTTCCTGACTCCTCGTTGTCTCTTACAAGTTTGATTTTTGTATAAGTATCACTATCTATTGATGAATTATAGTCAAAATCTTCTATTACATCATTATTCATAACTGTATCTAATTTCATAGAAGCAACATTTTTTAAAGTTATTCTTCCAAAATCATCATACAAAGTATACATTTCTTTTTTCTCTCTTAGAGTATCATCTAGTGCAGTTAATATCATATCAAAGAGTGTTTTATTTTCTTCAACTCTTGATATTTTATATTTTGTATCTTCTATGACATTGTATTTCAAATTAAAATCTTTAGCTAACATCTTTACAAGTTCACTTGCTGTTTTATTACTATACACATAAGTATCTTTATTCTTAAAGTATCTCAACTGGTCATAGGCAACTATCTTGATATGATTTTCTTTATCTCTTTTCTTCTGAAATATATATCCATAGAATATGCCTACACCCTTGTAATATAATCTCACTGAATTACCTTCACAAAACTGTAGTATATCATCCATGACTATAGTAAACTCTAACTTAGAAGGTGTTCCTCGTCTTTCTATTTCCCATATGATACCATCTAAAACTACAGGCTCATAGAAATCTTCCCAATGAGCAATAACTAATCTTACATCTCTATCATTTGCCAAAACTAAATCATCAGCCAAGTTTTAACACCTGCCCTTTGTAAATAGTGTATTTACTTAAATTCTTCCCCTTATTTGCCTTATCCATCATAGTTTTATTTAACTCATACACTTTCTTATACAGTGAACCATTTCCAAGTTGTTTCTGACAAATTGACCAAAGACTATCTCCTGCTTTGACTGTATATGTTTTAGCGTTTGGTGAATTGACTGAATCAACACGTTTTGGTTCTATTTTTACGCTTGGTCTACCAGTCTCATTTTTGGGAGTTGCAGGAACTAATTTTTTAGTTGAGTAATCTCTATATTGCTTTAATTTTATTGCAACTTTTGTATCTGAGCCATTCTCTGCATCTTCTACTATGTTATATTCTTCTAATGATACTTTCATATTAGTGTTAAATAGTACTTTCCCACCCATTTCTCTTGAAACAATAAATTGGAATGGCTTACAATCTGTTTTTAGTAGTTCTAATTTACTTAAAAAGAATTGAACATCTTTAAAAGCTCCACGATAGAATGGTAATTTATTATGTGTAAATTCTGCTTCAAAACTTATTTCAGATAACCCTTCTTTTTTTAATATGTTTACTTCTCCAGTGTTTATCAAATCAACTGTTTTATTTTTGTTTGTTACTTTAATCTCAAGTTTGGGTGGTGCGATTGGTAGTTGTACTCCATCTAGGTAAAAATCATAAGCCATTTATATCCCTCCTCTCTAAACTATTCCCTCAGCTGAGACAACCATAGCGTCGTTTAATTTTTCTGTTAGTACGTTAACTATACCGTCGACATCTGTATCTTTACTTATATTGTTTGTATTGTTCATATCAATTTTAATGTTTACTCCTGTAAATCGGTTTATTACCTCCTGTTCCGCAATATCTCTAAGATATTTAAGGTCTTCTTGACTTTTATCCATTGTTTTAGCCATTTTGGCAGTGTTTCCTGCTGTGTCCTTTGCTCCTTTTGCTGCATCGTTCAGCGGAGAATTTAATCCTGCTGAGCCTATCGAATCGCCAAGACCATATTTTTTGTCCCAAAGGTCGTCTAATCTTAAGTCTTTTTTTGCCTTTTCTGCCATTTTGTTGATGTCAAAAGCATCTTTTAATTTATTTTCTAAATTTTGACCTACTTCATACCCTTTTTTGTAAGAGTCAAATGGATTTTTAATGTCCATATATGGTGCTTTCCAGTCTTGTGGTTTAATAGGCTCTTTTAATGTTTTTTGATAGTTTTTTAAACTTCCAACAACAGAGTCTATATTTTTTGTATAACCATGACCAAAGGTATCTATATTTACTCCAGGTATTTTATTAATTAATCCAATTAACCCATTTACTGCTTTTATTGCTAAATTTACTCCATTTATAAATACATTTGCAAGTGTTGTTGCACATCTATCGAAAGAACCTCCAACATCACCCATTGAGTTTATAACGAAATTTGCAAGATTATAGAATAGCATCTGTACACCATAGATACATATATTAAATGAGTTAACAAAGAACTCCGCAAATGCCATTACAATATTCCATGCTCCTGCAAAGACATCGTAAATACAAGCTCCCAAGAAATAAAAACACCCTACTACTACTCCAGTTGCAGAAATACTAGTTCCTGCAAAATGGTTGAATATTGCTACTCCTACAAATATCGCTACTATTACTAAGGCTACAGCTGATACCACCATAATCATAGTCGCACATAGTGTAACATTAGCTCTGCTTACTCCTAAAGTCATCAATTGGTGTATAAGCATTGCTTTTGTAGCAACGTATAATTCTCCAGTAAAAAGTGCTGTCACAAAACACTGTGTAAAAGTAATTGCTGTGTAAATTGTTTGGGCTATTAAAACTGAATATATTATAACTTTGTAGGCAATAAAAGCTCCTACAATACCATAAACTATAGGTGCAATAATACTCCAGTTTTGTGTAAATACATTAGCAACACTTAGTGCTTGTGTTATTATCCACCCCAATCCTTGCGTAATTAAGCTGACTCCAACAATAATCATGTTTGTAAAACCTTGAAATGTTGGACTACTTAGTAAGTCAATAAATCCATTAAACACATTAAATCCAACATTCCCAAGTACATATAATGAATCCGTAACATTAGTTATAAAGGTTCGGAATCCTCTACTAGAAACAGTATCTTCAATCTTTTTTTGTATAACACCAAAAATCATAATTGCATTATTTTTTATGCTCGTAAAAATTTGTCCTATAGTATATGGCATCTGCTCAAACTGAGCATTTGTTTGTTCTGATGCGGCAAGTAATGAGTTTTTTACAATGTCGGCTGTAAGCATACCTTCCGATGCCATACTCCTTATTTTGCCTATATCCACATCTAAGTAATCAGCAATTGACTGTATAATGTTAGGCGCTGACTCAAATACAGCATTTAGTTCCTCACCTCTTAATACACCAGAACCTAATCCTTGAGTTAACTGCAATAATGCAGAATTCATTTCTTCTGTACTAGCTCCTGCAATTACGAATTTCTTATTAAGTTGCTCTGCAAAACCTACTATTTCTCTTGTACTACTAAATGCCTTTCCTGCATTCATACCTATCCTTGACACTATTTTTGCAGTATCCATATAAGATGCTCTTGACCTTTCAGCCGACTGGAAAATCATTTTATTTAATCCTCCATCAGATAATTGACCATCATTTATCATCGCCAACCTCGCATTCGTGCTGGTCATCTGGTCGCTTAAATTTGCTAACCCTCCAATACTTTTTAATCCTAAATAAGCTCCTGCTAGTTTCTTAACACTTCCAAGTAAATTATTTGTAGAGTTTGCCCCCTTATTAACATCCTCATTAAATCTTCTTTGTTGCTCATCAGCTTTTCCTATATTTTGTTCTATCCTAGTTAAGATGTTTTCAATATTATTTAAGCTCTGCTGAGATGTTTGTATATTGCCTGTATTAATAGGATTATGCAACCTTTGTTGCAGCCTATCAAAACTGTTAATTGTAGTGTTAATAGCATTAGTCATATTACGAAACGCAGGAGTCATTCCGTCAAAAATTCTAATGGATGTTTGTATTGTAGCCATGTTTTCACTCTCCTTCCTCAAATTTTTTCATAAAAAAACACCTACATAAGTAAGTGTCTAGTTATTATAAATTTAATAATTCTTTTTTCTTAGTATTAAATTCTTCTTCTGTTATTGCTCCTATATCTAGTAGCTCTTTCAATCCTTTTACTTGCTCTATTGAACTACTAGTTTTATCTTGTTCATTGTTAGCTTTATCATTGTTTTTTACAATTATTGAAAGTACTGATAAAATCTCTTGTGCTTCATTACAAGCATTTTGGTATATAGATGAATTAGTTTTTGTCCTTGTATTAATCAAATTAATATATTCTAAAGGATTATTAATATTATTAAATGTTATTTTGATTTTAAATGTATTGACAATCTTTCTTGTTGTTTTTTTACCTGTTACACCTCCAACTACAGCTCCAGTTGCACCAAATAAAGCACCCCCAACTACAGCTCTTCCTAAACCACCACTAACTATAGACTCTTCATCTTCTAAAAGTTCAAACTCTATAATTTCATCAGTTGCATATACGGTTTCTATTATATCTCCGCCTTTACGAATATCTGATATTTTAATAAATTTATTATTTTCATCAATTGATATGAATTTATTAATTTTATTTGTCTCAACAAATTTTTCTAATAGTTCTCTATTTTTCTTAGAAAAATTTATAAACTTTCTTATTCCCTCATGGTCTGCTAATACTTGCATTGCACTAGTTGTTTTTAATCTTTCGCTAGAGAATATTGTAAAATCAACAAAGCAATTATTGCACAGATATTCATTTTCTAAAACTTTATTTTTACCCTTTCCTCCACATATGCAACATGGTTCTTTACCTCTAAATAACCCCATAATATTACCCCCTACATAATTTTATAAGATTATTATACTATATCAGTAAAATTTTTACATTATTATCACATCCTTTCATTAAAAAAACACCTACATTAGTAAGTGTTCTTTAGTATTTTTATAAATATTTATTTTTACATCCTATGTTATTCTTTAACAAAAATAAGTGGAGCTTTGCAAAGTGTGAGGTTTAGATTTAAAAACATCCCATGTTATTCTTCAACAGTGGCAGCAATACAAAATGTTATGATATGGCTACATTTAAAAACATCCCATGTTATTCTTCAACATTAATGATAGTACATATTATGAAGTTTTTAAGTATAATTTAAAAACATCCCATGTTATTCTTCAACCTGGTTTTATGCAACAATATAACGCTAAATAATTTTATTTAAAAACATCCCATGTTATTCTTCAACTGGGGAGAAGTTGGTAAGGTTGTAACAATAAAAAAATTTAAAAACATCCCATGTTATTCTTCAACCACTTAAAAATGCACATTCTTAAATAAAATAAAATAAAACAACATAACCATTGTAAATACTAGCATTAATCAAATTTATCCCAAGTGTTTTTAAATTTTAGATGTTTTTACCCAATGTTTATTGGGACGGTGATTATTACTTTATTTAGTAATCATCTTTGTGAGTATCAATTCCAATTGCTTGGGATAATCTCACACTTAGGATGCGTAATCACCCTATATATTTGATACTACAATTATAGCATATTTTGGAAGATAAAGCACTTTTATGTACTTATAAGTGCTTTATCTATTTATTTACTTATTTTTTCTCTCTTCTTGTTCTCTAAGAATACCTCTTAATATCTCTGCATATTCTTGAAATTTTTCTTCACTATTCTGTTTTAGTTCATATAACGCATTAGCAAACTTCACAAAGTATTCTACATCTTCATCAGTTTTTAAATTATATTTATTAAGTAAACTTTCACGCATTGTATTAATCCCCCTCAAAACTAAACTAAAATAAATTATTTAATACAATAGAATTTACTCAATTTTATAAACCACATGAAAATTCTTCTTCTCACCTGGAATTTTAGTAGGTCTATTATTCTCCTCTATCCAAGTTCTCACCTTGTCTATTACACTCTTTGTATATTTATTTACAGTACCAGTCCAAGAACCATTCGTTTCCCAAACTCCTTTTACTTCATTTTCTTCTAAGTCAATCTTTTTAATAATTTCACAAACAGCAAGTTGTGCTGGTTTATTACTCTTAGAATATATTTTCAATTTAGATGCTATTTGCTTTGTATCAAAATAATGTTCTTCTTCATCTATCTCTATTGGTAAATCGATTCCTGCTTTCTTATATAATGTTTTAGCTGTTAATAGTTTTGATTTGTTGTCAAAGCCTGCATCATCTAATAGTTCTTTTAGCATAGAGGTACTATTATAAGCTAACTGTAACTTTTCAATTTCGCTTGCTTTTTCTCTCAACTTATCTGGGTCAGCATTGTTAGTTATGTATGCACCTGTTTGTCGAATTTGAGGTAATACTTCATCACTTATCCAGTCTTGAAACTTCTCAGCTTCTTCTTTCTGAGATTTAAATATAAGTTTATAAACTCCACTCTCTGTTAAGAACTTTTCACCTGTATTATGCAATTTTCTAAAGTCCTTATCTAGGACATTAGAATTTTTTAATAATATAGCTTGAGTATCATTCATTTTAGACAAATGATTTCTTATTGCACTATCACTTAGCTCTAAACATCTTCCACAATCATATGGATTAAATAAAACTTGCCCATTATATTCAAATATTTCAATCTCTTTTCCTTCAAAATTCATTAATTCATTCATAGTAAATTCCTCCTTAAATTTGATTGTAAGAAGTACCTTACTATGATAGAATATATTTCATAGAAGGTAACTTCTTTGGGAAACAGTCGCAAGTGCTTTGGTCGGTGCAGCGGCTGTTTTTTATTTGTTTTTGTCAAGCTTCTCTTTCACCAATTCAATTCCTCTAATTACAACATCTGTTTTAGATATTTTAAGATTATCAGCACACTCATTTAATATATCTGCTTGTTCTTGGTTAAGTCTAACTTCAAATCTTAATTTTTTGGAATTTTCTTTTGGTGGTCTGCCTAATTTATTGGACATCTTATCACCTCTCTTTTTATTGTCCGTACTTAAATTATAATATAGTACGTACAATAAATCAAGAGTTTTTTACTAATTTTTTCTAATTATTTCACTCAACCGACCAATTTGAGCAAAACAAAAGCACCTACATGTTTGTAAGTGCTTACTATGTTTATTTAGTTTTGATAGTTAGTATAGAATAAAATTTCTAATCCACGAATTTCATGGCTTTGAATTTATTTATATGTAGTTTAATTAATATAAAGTAGTGTTCAGTACTAAATTCGTACTAAGTGAATATAAAACATATATTTTACTATATTATAAATTTAATAATTCTTTTTTCTTAACATCAAATTCTTCTTGCGTGATAGCTTCCATGTCCAATAGTTCTTTTAATGTTTTTATTTGTTCTAATGGATTAGTTATCTTATTTTTTTCAACTTCACTCTCACTAACATTTCTAATTCCATTATTTTTTCTATATTCAATTAAATTCTTATATACAGTTGCTAAAGCTTCATCATTTTTATCAAAAGACAATATAAAATCATTACATTCAATTATCAAATATTCTTTTTTATTAAGCTCTGCTTTTTGCATTGCAAGAGCAAATGGACCAAATAAAGCTATTCTAGTTGCTGTATATCTTCTAATAACCTCTTCTTCTTTTTCAATAGAAACACTTTTTATATCTGAATAGGAAACTTCAAATACATCTACTATAGGTATAGGTCCTGTTCCAAAAGCTTTAACAACTATCTTGTCACTTCTAACTAAAAGACAAATCATTTCTTCTCTATTAAATAAAGGATGTCCTCCTAAATATACAATTTGTATTAATGTGTTTTTAACAAAATTTCCAAAATTATCTCTACATAACTCTACAGCATTCATAACTTCCTTACTTGTCAGTTTTTTTAGTCCTTTACCAAGAATAGCTATTTCACCTCTGCATTTTTCAAAACATTCATCACATAAAAACTCATTATCTACAGTTTTTAAAGCATTTCCTTCATTACCACAAATTATACAAATTCCTTTTTCTTTTTCCTTCTTTTTGAATAATCCCATAGCGTAATCCCCCTAATAAATATCTATATAATCATTATAATTTATCTTTATACAAATTTCCAATATAAGGTAAAACAAAAGCACCTACTATTTAAGTACTTTCTTACTTACATTTACAGTTTTTACAATTAAATTTATTCATTAATTTGGATTGATTATCATTGTTTATAAAAATTAACATTAATTATTGTCAAAACTGACAATAATTAATGTTAAAATTTTTTTATTGTGGTATAATAAAAGCAAGAAGAACTACAATCTATTTGGTGTAGAGTGGAGTTCTATAACTGAAAGTTATTTGAATTTATGGAATTTGATTTTAAAATCAAACTCCCAACCACTCTTAGTGCCCGCTTTGAGTGGTTTTTTACGTTTTCTAAATAACTTACTTATTAAGTAAACTATATAGCTAGCTAAAATACTTGCTAGTACACCTTGTAAAAAATTATCCATACATACTCACCTCCCTTCTATACGTTGGGAGGATAATCTTTTGTATGAACTCCACTCTATAAATTGTAGATTACATCTTCTTGCTAAAAATATTATAACATATAATTCTTACATATTTTACCTATATTTTATCTTCTTCTACTTCTTCTAGCTTCTTTAGCAGTCTTTTTTTCTTCTTTTATTTCTTCTTCTACTTTAATATCTATAGAAGCAGCAACAAATGCCCTCTCGTAGTCTGGTAAATCTGTATATTCATGTGGTTTCCATTTGAATTTATGAAGGCAATAATGAGCTGCACTAGCATCATAATCGCCTCCTTCAATTAGTTTTTTGCTTCTTCTACTTTATCCTCAAAAGTCCTATCAAAACCATTTACCTCTCCTACTTCACTTGAAAGGTCTGTGTATTCACCAGGAGTTAACATTGTTGTTAATAGTTCCTCTGCCCCCATTACACCATAACTATTTTGAAGTTCTGCATCATGTAAATCTGGAAATACTATAGTTTCTACACACAGTTTCAAAGTATAAGTATTGAAATCTGTTTCACTAGTGTATTGCCCTGTTGCCTTTCCTTTTTTTCCTATAACAGGAACTCTTATGGCTGAATTTTTTCTCAACTGTCTATCCCTATCTGAATCTATTGCTTTAAGTTCCCACTCTATTGGCTTTCCATCTTCACCTATAAACCTTTCACTTGCCACATACTTTCTATTCTCTACTTTTATTGCATTTTGACTTAAAAAAGCGTTTAAATCTCCCATATTATTCTACCTCCATGATTAAATATTTTGTTTCTTTTTCTATTGTTGCAATGCCATCTTCATCTAATTTGATTGTTATTGTAACTGGTTTTAATGATGAACCTTCAATTGTATCAAGTGCCAGCTTATCGGCAATATCAACTAAAAATAGACCTGCTTTTCTATACATTTCTCCTACACATTCTTCTATAGGTCTTTTCTTACTGTAATCAAAAGAAATTGAATCTTTTATCTCATATTTATCCTTAATTTTAACCATCTCCTATTCTTATAAATAAAAAATACACATCTATAAATCATAAATGTGCATTTTACTCCATACCATTTGCTATATTGAACTTCTCAACTATTCTCCAATTCTCAAAAGTAAAATCTACATCCTCATCCAAATACTCTCCATCAGCGTCAAATTTAGCAATTATACCTGAATCTAGGTTACAATCTTCAAGTATTATAGTTTGACGACCTACTGAACTTGTTGGGTCTTCGTTAGTAATTTGCATATCAAAGTAAATATCCTCGCCTGTTTCTTTATATTCATATAACAACTCTCTAAAAATAGAAGTATTATAATAAAAGGTAGCACTCCCTGAAAATTTACTTCCTGTACTTTTGTTTCCTTTTGTAATGCTACCTAAAATTGGCATCTCACTTTTATTTTTTTCCATTTTAGCTTCTAAGTTAATAGCTTGCATAAAATTATATCTTTTACCTTTTATTGTTACAAAACATTCAGCTTTAGAACCACTTATTGCATCTCTAACATTCATAGTAATATTTTTAGACATCTATTTATCACACTCCTCTCTTAACTAATTGAAACAGTCATATAAAGCTTACCCATAGCACTAATAACTTTTACAGCATCACTTACTACAACAGTTTTCTTGTCGCTTCCAGGTTCTACAGAAACATCATCAGCTTTGAAATCTTCTATTGCTCTCATATTTTGCAGTTGTTCATGATGCTTAACTACATCATTCCAAAACGAGATACGACCAGATTTATCATTTGGTACTTCGCCCAAGTACTTTGTATTAAATAAAGTCGCTATATCATTAGCAATCTGGTCAAGTACTCTAATACTTTGATTAGATGAAAAATCGTCATTCTTATCGTCTGTAAAACTTACAAAAGTATTTATGTCCTCTAATACATGAACTTCATCTCCCACCTTGTGGAATATAAATTTACCAGTTTTTAAAGCTTCTTCAAGTTGTATTTGTGTATAATTAACATCAACATCAAACTCACCATCATACTTCTTATTTGTATTAGATTTATTTATATCGCATCCTGCTATAGCTCCAGTAGTCCAATAAACTAAACTAGATTCTAATAACCCAGTATCTTTAACTTTATTTTCTACAGATACTACACCTTCGTAATCTGCATCATTCTTTTTATATAGTACAGTTTGAAACTTAGCTCCTACTTTATCTCTCATTCTTTTAGTAAACTCTACAAATAAACTTTTAATTTCTGCTGTTGTAGCCAAACAGCCTAGTGCATTAAATGAGTAGCTTTCTATTTTATCCAAGAAAGCTTGATACTCTGCTCCTGTGACTGATTCGCCATTAGTTCCACCAGTAAATACAAGCCCTGCACTTGCTTCTAGTGTTGTATCCTTCTTCCAAGTAATATAGTCATTGTCCTGTAAGTCTGTAATAACTTTTGCTATTTGGGTATCTACTTTCTTATTATCCAAAAGTGTTACAACATCAAACTTAGTGTTATCATCAATGTTTGTTGTAACTACTATCTTCAAATCATTACCTCTTATTCCACTATATTTAGCAGTAGCAATAGTGCAACTAGCTTTAACACCTTTATTTAATTTATAAAAATAACCTAATCTTATGTTTTTAAATAAATCTCTCAAACCTTTTAACTTTTCATGTGTATAATCATATCCAAAATACTTTACTGAATACTTCTCAAAATCATCACTGGTTACTTGAAATACTTCTTCATTAATACCCCAATCAAGCTCAATTGGCATTGCTACAATACCTCTATCAGATAATGAACTAGTTGCCCTCTTAGCTGAGATAAAATTTATATAAGCACCTGGAAGTATTTTATTCTGTGTTACAAATGTTCCTCCACCTAAAGCCATCTAACTCACTCCTTTCATAAATTTATTTATCATATCCTCTACCTCTGAGAAGGAATACAATTCATCTTCTTTTAAAATTGCATTTAACAAGTCTTTTCTATTTACATACTTCTTAGAATTAACTATCTGCTCTTTAGTAAACTTATAGTCATTAGATTTTTTATCTAAATCATTAGTTTTCAATACTATCACCTCTCTTTAATCCACCAAATAACTCTACTGTATCCATCTTATCTGTACTATTACTTTTCATGGTGAAATAATTGTAATCAACGAAGAAATGAAGTACATTATCTATAATTTCATAGTTCATATTTGTGCCTCTAACTAAATCTTCGTTCACGTTTATATACTCTAATTCCTCTAGTAACATTTCAGCTACCTCATTTATTTCAAATGATTTATCATTACTTTTCGGAAAATAATGTACATCAAATGAGTTTTTCTTCAACTCTCTACCACTTGGATAAGGTGCTTTACTCGAGTTTATAGGAACAATAAAAAAACAAGGTTCATTTATACCTTGCTCTACATCTTCACTGTAAATTGTATAACTCTCTCCAAATGACTCATCTAGTTTTACTGATATTCCATCAATTATATTATTAAGCATCAAATACCTTCTTTAATAAAATCATTAATTTTTTCTCTATTATTGCATCTGCTTCTCCTCTTAATTCCATTACTGAAATAGTCATCATATATTTCCCTTTAACAAAGCCTTTGTGATTTCTAGTTCTGTGCCCAAACTCTACATATGAGGCATAGGGAGTTGGGTTCATAACTTCTATAACATAATTATCTCCAACTTTAGTAACAGGAAGCTTCCTAGCATAAGCTATCCCACCCCAACCATCTTTTAGAGTTCCAGTCTTTTTTGGTGTACGTCCAGGCTTCCTAGCTTTACGAACAAGTCTTGCAGCTAATTCTCTTGCACAATCTTTTAAAAATTTATCAAGCTGACTATCTTCTAGCCTTTGCAACTTTCTTTGTAGCTTCTTCAATTCTTTAAAATCAACACTTCCACCTCTAGCCATTACGCTTTATCCTCTAGTAATTCTAAGATGATTTCTTGATGGTTTGGATATATGGCAGGTTCTCCACTTCTTATATATTCTTTTGTAATATTATTTTGATTAGTTATAATAAGTTTTGAACCTGCTTTAACGCTTATATTTGGAGATATAAAGAGTTTAATAGTTTGTGTAAGTTTAGCAACTTCCCCTTGTTCTGTTGAAGTAATATTCTTATATGAAAGCTTACAAGATTGATTTTCCAACACTACTATTTCTTTGTTATTAGTTCTCTTTGTTATAGGGTCTTTGACTGGTTGATATTCTACTATAGTGCATTTGTCTCTATATAGCATTTCTATTGCTTTTCTAGTTTTACTTACCATCTTAAGCACCTAAAAGTTAATATCTTATTCTTACCATAAGTTAAAAGATAGTTTAC